AAATTCTTGATAAAATTTTAAATTCTAGTCGCATTGCATAGTAACAACGCTTATGCACCCCACTCATTACACGAGAACCACGCTCCATCAATGCAATTGTTGTTCCAACAGCTCTATTTTGGGTATCATTTCCAATATTAGAGTCTGTAATTGCTGCAAATTTCTGTCCTGCTTGCACAACAAAACCTAAAAGATTGTATAAAGTAACAGATGGCTCTGAAAATGGTAGAGGGAAGAATTGATCTCTTATGTTACCACCTGGTGCATCAACATCTCTAAACTCTCCAGGCTGCATCGGTTGGTCGTCATCTCTAACTCGTATACCTCTAGACTTAAAACCTGCTGGTAAATTTTTTAAAGTCCCTGCATCGATCAATTGTCTTAAAGATTGTGTTGCAGCTTGTGATAGTCCACCTATCATATGAGTCAAACCAAAACCATAAAAACCTAACCCAGGTAAAAATTTGAAATGAACAAAATATTCTATTCGTGCGTAACTAAAATCATCGGGTTTGTAATTTCTATATATTGATAAAATTTCTCCGCTCCCTTCATCAATTGTTACTATGTAAGGAATTTTTATTTTTTTTGCTTTTTTGTCAAATTTTTCATAATCATCTAAATTTAAATCAACATGCATTTCTAAAATTGTATGTAGATAATCGTCACCAGTTCTTTTTACTCCCTCAATTTCATTTATTTTTTTCTGTAAATTATCAGGTTCTGTGTTTGATTCAGATAATTCTATGTCTCTATAAAAACCTGCAGCTTGTTTTTTAATTACTTCGTTTTTTGTCATTTTAATGACGTGTGTAATTCTTTCACAATCCTTAAGATCTGATGCGTAATAAGGAACAACAATATCTTCTGCAGGAATAAATTTTGAAACAGGTCTGCCAAGTAGTGCATCGTAATAAATTTTTTTAAAAGTGCTTCCTGATAAAGGAAGATAAAATAACATTTGATCCATGTCGGTTGTGTATTCTTCCATCTCCTCCATTAAAAGATAGTTCATGTATTCTTTGACTCTATCTGCTTGTGCTTCAATTTGAGGAGTTTGTAATCCAACAACTTGTGTTCGTACTGGGCCATCGGACGGCACTAATTCTTTAAATGCTTGAGCTTGAAATTGCGTAGTTGCTTCTGCAAGCATTGGGTGTGTTACGTTTGATGCCCCTTTAAAAGGTCTTGTTACACTTGTGTACTTTGTTCCAAGTAAATCTAATCCTTTGATGTAAGCATCCTCCCATTCTTTTCTTGAAAGTTTGTCTTTTTTATATTCTTGAGATAATTCTGAGGCCATGGATGATAAAGTTCTTTCGTCCATATCTTCTGCCAGATTTGCATTGAAGTCTTCTTGTATTGTTTCTTCAGGTAATTCTTCTTCACCCTCAATTTCAACATCTACCTGGTCTGTCATTGGACCAGTAGTTTCTATTTCTTCCTCTGTTTCTTCAAATACTGTTGGATTATTTTTTTCTACAGCCATTAATTCATCCTAAATAAATTTTTGTTTATGAAACCACCAAATTTTTTGTATATTTTCTGTGGTTGTGCCATATTTGGCGTAACTTTAACAGAAAAAACATCTTCATACAATCTCATATCCTCTTTTGGAATATACACATAACCTGCTTTTGCCTCTTTAGATGCATCTGTGTGAGTGGTTATTGAATATTTTTTATCTCCAGGAATATTGATTATATTCTCTTTCAAGGACTTGTATGGTCTGCTTGGATCTGATTTTGCAATTTTGATTGGACCAGCTTTTGTTTCAAAAGTTTTTGCAATACTTTTTAAGACGTCAGGATAAGCAGCAAGAGTTTTAGATCCTGGTCTTTTGTTACCTTTTGGATATCCGTAAGATTGTATAAAACCTGCTGCCCTATTTTTATCTATGGTTCTACTTAGATAAGTAACAGGAGTTATTGCAACATAATCAACTCCTTCTTTTGCGGCTTTGTTTGTTAAATATTTTATCGCTGCACTTGAGTAAGAAGATCTATCAATTAAGGGAAAATAATCAAATCTAGGTTCTGCAGTTTTTATATTCCTGTAAGTGCCAGTTGCTTGATCAAATACTGAGCTTTCACCTTCTCGAGCTTTAGTTGTTATATTCTTAAGTTGTTCATCAATATTTTTTATTTTGTTTGATATTAATTCTATTTGATTACCTCTAAGTTTACCAGACATAATTTGTTTACCTAAATTATTTCTCTCCGCTGCAAGAAATTTTATTATTATGTCGTTTTGATATGGGTTAGTTCTAGTAATACTGTCTAAAGGATTTTCTTGAGCTGCTCTTAAACCTTTAGCAATTTTTTGATTTGTGTCGGATTGTATTTCATGAATAAGAAAAACTTTTTTTCCATCTGGAGTATATCGAGTATCATACCTAAAATGTACGATAGGGTTTGCAACATCTGCATCATCAAAATGTGGATTTGGTTTTCTCGGTCTTTGGTTTAAAGGTATGCTTTCATCAAGAACTAAAAAACTTTCTCTGTAATTGCTTCCTCCAGGTAATGTATAGGTTGCATCATCTGCATATCGCGTGCCTCTTACACCTTTAGTAGATGAAATAAGATCATCAATTTGACCTTGTATATTATTAAATATTAATTTTTGTTGTTGTGTTTTAGATAAAGCTTTTGCATCTCTCATTCCTTGTGCAATTCTTTTTTCATAACCCTCTATTGAAGAGTAATTTCCTTCTCTAATTGCATTTCTTATGTTTGCAATGTCTTCTTTAAGTTTTGTGAATGTATCTTTTATAGCTTTATATTGTATGTCAGATCCAGGACTGGATCTTGCACTGTTATCAATTACTTTTTCTATTGCTCTTAATCTTTGTAAACTTAAGGATATTGTTTGTTCTGCATTATCAACTACACCTTGAGGTACACCGTAATCAACTGCTTTCAATCTATTTACAGGATTCTTGATAGCCATTTCAGCAAGAACGTTTCCTGGAACTTTAACACCTGCTTGTTTGGCAGTGTACAAAAGGCCTCCAGTAAGTTCACCAGCTCTATTGAATGAAGCTATGTTTGAGTCAAATAATTCTTCTAATGGAACAGTTTGATCTTTACCTCGTAGGTAACTTCCTTTTGCAAATCCCTCATCAAGTTTAAATCTCCTTGCTGTAATATAACCTTCATCAATTTCTTTTCCAAATATTTTTATTCTTCTTTTTCCTCTGTCAGTAAGCCAATTGGCCCAGTCATCTGCTGAATATGAGCCTGCCCCTTTTTGTGCGATTCTGTCAAATGCAACAGATGCAAAAGTTTTATTGCCCGCTTGCATTGGAGCAGTTGATAAAGCTTCTTGTACGACTGGTGGTTTAAATATTAAAGATTGAACTTCTTCTTTTACGGGAACTGGAGGAGGTAACTCAAGAGTTCCTTCTGTAACTGTCCGTTGTCCGGTGGTCGGTGTTGTTGATTCTTTCTTCTTTTGAAGAAATCTTCTTCCAATCCCTAAAAGATTTCTAAGGGACATCGTCCCTCCTAATATAATTTAGTAGGCTTGTTTTTACCTAGTTTACATTTAACTTTGATGGACTTACCAGATTTGTAGCCCATGGGCTTGTTTATCATTCCGCCACCCATTTTTTTATTTTCTTTTGTTGGTGTATCTCTAAATCTTTTTCTTAAAGATCTTTCTAATTGTTTGTCATCTGCCGCAGCATCTACAACTTTCATTAACCCTCTTCTGCTCATTCCCTTAGAGCCAATATTTTTTTGTGAAAGTGCACTATCAATTTGTTCAAATGCTAATTCTTTTTTTGCGCCTTCTGATTTTTTAAAAATTGGTTTGAATGTGTCATCCTTGAGTTTAGAATCTCCACCTGTTGAATATTTTTTCATCATGCCGCCACCCATTCTACCCTGAGCCTTAAGTTTTGCTGTAGCAGCAGCTAATCCACCACCCATTTTTTTATTTTCTTTTTTCTCTTGCATTTTCTTTTTTAGAAACTGGGATGCAGCTACACCTAATGCGCCAACACCTAAAGCTATTTTTCCAATTTTAGTAGCTTTTGCAGCCGTAGCTAGTCTTGAAATTTCTTTTCTTCTTTTGTTAAAATCTTGAGCACTCTCTCCAGGTTTAAAACCTTTTGATTCTCTCATAGCATTCATAGATGTAAACTTACCTGTTTTTTTATCTATTTTACCTTGTTCTACTGCTTTCATTTTTTCATCAAAAGACATACCTGTTTTTGCTCCAAAAACTTTTTTCTTTTTTGATTTTTCAGCTTTTAGAATTTTAAAATCTTCTGCATCAATTCTATTATTTTTGTTTTTATCTATTTTCTTTTGGTTGCCTTTTAGCATAGCTACTCCTAATAATATTTATATTCCTTTTCTAATTTTATTGGTGGGTCATCCCAATCATCAGAATAGGTACTTACAAATCCACCTTGCCGATATCTTAACACAGCTTGGGTCATACTGTCTACATAGTCATCATACTGACCATTAGGGAATGCAGCACATTCCTCAATTACTTCTTGAGCAAAGTGCTCATCTAATGGAGCAAAAACCATACCAGACTCAAACACTGGAGCACAGCTATTTATACGTGTATGCTTGTCTCTACCTCTTGCAGGCACATAATCAATAACAGGTATCCCTGCACGTCTAAGCTCATGAATTAGCGGTTGACCACTTGCTTTGGCTTCAACTATCACTGTCTCTGGTTCCCAGTATCTAAATTGCTCTAGGGCTAAATTTTTTAAATCTGGAAAATCATACCTACCCTTGAGAGCATCTAAAAGTATAATACATTTTTCATATCCCTCTACGGGTTCAAATATCCCCCAGGTGGTGATTGCTGAATAATCTGCAGATTCTTTTTTTGAAAATGCAGTATCATAACTTTGAATCACATGTAGTAATTTAGGGAGGTAATCTTTATCGTAGTCTTGCCACCATTCACGTTTTATAATCGCTCCCTCTTCTGAAGTTGGGTCCTGCATGTATTGAGCGTTCCAGTTCTTTGTAGAGATTGAGGCTTTCACTGAATCTAGATCTTCTCTAGACCAATACTCAGGCCACACAGGTTTATCGTTTGGTAGAATTGCAGGAAACTCTATCACGTTCCACTTATCCGCTTTTGGTTCTGATTGAGCCTTCACTAAACGACCAGTGAGATCGTCCACCGCCCACCGGGTCATGACCACCAATATTCGACCGCCAGGTTGTAAACGTTGTCTTGGACCAGAGCTATACCATTCGTAAGCACGATCCATCGCTGAATCAGACATTGAGTCTTGTTCAGTGTGTGGGTCATCAATAATCAAAAGATCCGCCCCTCGTCCTGTGATAGA